CGTCATAATGAAACAGGTGCTACTATTTGCGTCAAAGATGGATATCGCTTTGCAGAATACAATGTTGAAACCAACGATGATAACCCACCAGAATTTAACTTTACACCGTGCCCGGGCGGTAGTTCAGACGCTGATAGTATTGATTTAAATTCATGTTTTGGCGATAACGTAGAGTCTACAGAATTAGTTGAAATGTTTGATGGTGGCTGTTGGGGAGATATTGAGTTTACGGGAATTGACGACGAGGAAGAAGAAGATCGCCTGCGTGAACTTGTTGAAGAAGAAGGCAGCTACGCACTAGAAGAAGATGGTGACGGTGAATGGTACTTGGATGAAACTGAAGTTTGGGTATGGGGACCATTGGAGATTACTAACGATGCAGGATATCACCGTATTGTCGTTGCTGACGCCGAAGGCAATGCTATAGACTTTAAGGAAGAAGAGTGACAACATTTACAAGCGATGATGTAGCTCAACTATTAACAGACTGGTTCTCTGGAGATGTAGAACCAGTAAACGAAGGCGAGTACGATGTAATGACGCAACATTGGCCTTGGCCGCATCGTGTATTGTGGACCAAGAAAAAAGGTTGGAATACCACAGAACCCGTAACGCAATGGCGCGGATTAAAAATTAAAATTTCAGGGGATAACAATGCAAGTTAGAGCAGGAGAGGGTGTTGGAGAATGTGGGTGTGGGCGTAGCCCTACAGGTAAATGTATTGGATGGCACAGTTTACCAGAAGAGTTATACCAACATCAAAAAATGTTGTGGATAGAAGATGAAATGCGTAAAGATGCTGAACTTGAAGAATATAAGCGTCAAGCACAAGAACTTTGGTCCGACAGTTGCACCACTCCAAGGACAAACAAATAAAATGGATATGTTTTATTGGGTTATTGGTTTAGTAATTGGTATCGGCATTGGTCGTGTTACAGCCCTAAAGCCGGATGCCATAGCCAGCGACCTAGCACAATGTAATACTGAAAAAAGTCAGCAAGAAATAGATATCGCATATTATAAAAAGCTAACCAAAACTTTAGTTGAAGAAAATACAGAACTTAGGAGAATTATCAATGGCAACCAAAAAACCAGCAACAAAAAAAGTTAAAGCAACCGCAGGCGAACCTATTGTTACTGTAGGTAGTCATAGTGTACGCACCCAATATCCCGACGGCAAGGTTGACTTTGTTGTAGATGATGTTAAACTAAGAGCTGATGTTATGGAAGCGTTGGCTATGTTTGCCGCTGAAAAAAAGCCAGCTGTAAAAGCTAAAACATCTCGTAAAAAGAAAAGTGACTGATTTAGAAATAAAAATTATAATCGTACTAGCAATATATTATGCTATAAACTTAGGCATATTATGGCTAGTACATATCTTTACTAAGAAATATAATGACTAGACGAATCATAGTAACAGGCGGATGTGGATACATTGGTAGTCACGTTGCTAGAGCATTTAAACAAAACGGAGACTCTGTTCTTATCATTGACCGTGTCTTACGTTTACATACATTAAAGGACATCGATGGATATCATATCGGAGATTTTGCTGACGACGCTAGCCTTGCCGCCATTTACGACTATAATCCTGACGTCATTGTACATTGCGCTGGCACCAGCCTTGTTGGTCCTAGTATGGACAATCCTGGCGAGTATTATGATAATAATATTAGCAAAACAATCCGACTCTTAAACTTTGTTAAAGGTTTCACAAAGAAGCCATTGATCTTGTTTAGCTCTAGTGCCAGTGTTTATGGCCAACCAGATAAGTTGCCTATTACAGAATATACACGTAAGAATCCTATTAGTCCGTATGGCAACACTAAAGCAATGACCGAAGAAATACTCAAAGACTACTGGGGTGCGTATGCATTACCTAGTATGTGTTTCCGTTATTTTAATGCCGCAGGCGCTATGCCAGGTACAGCAGACTTAGGCCAAGAACCTGCAGCCACTCATATCGTTGCTCGTGTATTAGAAGCAAGTATAGCCAACAAGGCATTTACTATCAACGGCGGAGACTTTGCAACACCAGATGGTACTTGTATTCGTGACTATGTACACGTATGGGATATTGCTCAAGCACACGTTTGTGGCGTAGAGTATGTTTATAAATTTAACACTGATACAGTTAATGTAGGTGCAAGTGTATTCAACCTTGGAACTAACAAAGGTGTTAGTAATAAAGAAATTGTAGACTATGTTGTTGAGAAATACGGACTACCTTTTGTAAACTATGGTCCAACACGATGGGGCGATCCTGCAGAGCTAGTTGCTGATGCTACAGAAGCACGTGAGAAATTAGGATGGACTCCAGAGTACAGTGACATAGAAACTATCATTGATACTGCTTACTCTTGGTATACTAGATCATGAGCTTTCAAAAATTATTTGACTTTGAATCTGCACTAGCAGAATACACAGGGGCTCCGTTTGTGGTAGCAACCGACGGATGTACACACGCACTAGAACTATGCTTTAGATATAAGCACGTTAAGTATTGTCAATTCCCGGCGCATACATATCTTAGTATTCCACAAATGCTATACCAACTAGGCGTACACTTTCGATTAACTGACGAAGAGTGGGTTGGGGAATATCATTTTTATAATACAGGTATTTGGGATAGTGCTCGCAGATTAGAACCGGGAATGTATCGCCCTGGTCAAATACAATGTTTAAGTTTTGGTCACGGTAAGCCACTAGAGTTAGGCAAAGCTGGTGCTATACTATTAGATGATCCTGTGGCATACAAAGAACTAAGTATGATGCGTAGTGATGGTAGAGATTTAACTATTAGACCCTGGCAAGCACAGACTCGTATTAAACAAGGATACCACTATTGTCCTACATTAGAAACTTGCGAACTAGGCCTAACAAAATTAAGTCAAGTCAACGAAGAGCCCAAGCCTTATAGCTATCCCGATTTAAGAACTATAGAGTTCGTTTAAGTAAGTTCTACTTACTTTGCCAGAGGAATTAACGGGAATAGCGTCAACTGATTCTAGTAGTATAGGTCTACAATGGCTTCCTAGTGTTAGCAAGAAGTTGACAATAGCATTTTTATCACATTCCCCTACATATATACATTTAACACGGTCGGTGCCAAACACAGCACACTCAACTAATCCTGGAATAGTTTCTAATAATTGCTTTTCTAAACTTAACGGATTTAGTTTAACACCTTTAATGTTGATTTGATCTTTGCTTCGGCCAAGTATTCTATAGTATCCTAGTTCATCTTGGTCGGCTAAGTCTCCAGTATCATACCATCCTTTATACGCTACATTAAATCCGCGTATTTCTAAATGGCCATCTACAATACGTGCATCAATTCCGTCGGGTAACCCAACTGTACCTATACGCGATGGCCCTTCTAAAGGATTAGTAAAGCAATGACTCATAGCTTCAGTCATACCAAATGCTTCAATCACAGGAATATCAAATTTATAGCGTAAATGTCTATACACATCAGCCGGCAAAGCTGCACTTGCACCACGTATAAAACGTAAATTATTATCAAAGTTTAATTCCCCAACTACACGCAATAAATCTGGAATAGCTGTAATAAAGGTAGGAGAGTATTTGGGTAAATGTCTAAGTTCTTTTACAGACAAATAATTAGTTTCACATCCGGCTCGCTGTGTAGCCCAATAAAAACCTTGTCCATGAGCATGCCATAAGCTCATAACACTTACATAACGATCGTTGGCTGTTAACCGGTAACTATCACAGATGGTTTTGGCCATATTATCTAATTGAGCTTGACTAAAACTACAAAACTTACTATCGCCAGTTGTGCCGCTAGTATACCAAAGCAAACGTTCATTGGGATAATCGCCACCATCTCTAACCTTTTCTTCGGTGTTGGTTATATATAAACTCCAATCCGAATTAGACAGTAGATATTTGTTCCGTGCAGGAGTGGCATTAGGATTAATTATCATAATGCTATAGTCATCCAACTTGGGGATATAGTCTTGTGGGTTAGCCACGCATAGAACGGCACGTTTCATTGATATGGTATTTATATTTTTGGTAAAATTTATCCAATGCGTCTTGACTTATATGTCTAAATACTCTACAATGTAACAAATAAAGTCATCCACGACACTAACTCGGAGAACAAATGTCAGATATAGATCCATCAGTAGTAAACGCAATGGTAGCAGCAGCCCCATATCATCCCGGCTACGAAGATGCCGCAGTAGGCGATAAAGGCTACGAAGAAAAGAACTTAGCCGACGCTATTCGCTTTAATATGCAGCGTGAAGGTAAACGCTTTTGGGCAGGCGATAATATTAGTGAATACTTACACGAAGGTGATAAGGAAATCCTAATCAACGAAGCAACAGAAGCTTTTGAGCGGGTATTAGACGCACTATTAATTGATCGTGAGAATGATCCCAACTCAAAAGGCACAGCACGTCGATTAGCTAAAATGTATTATAACGAAATTATGGGAGGTCGATATGATCCAGCGCCAGATGCAACAGCTTTCCCTAACGATAGCGAGGATAGATATGAAGGTATGTTGGTTGTCCGTAGTGAATTACGCAGTATGTGTAGTCATCATCACCAGCCTGTGTCTGGTGTGGCCTACATCGGCATCATCGCGGCTAATAAACTTATTGGCCTGTCAAAATATACTAGAATCGCACAGTGGTGCGCTCGCCGCGGAACTTTACAAGAAGAATTGTGCAACGATATTGCCAGAGAAATAATGCGGGCCACCGACAGCGAAAACGTGGGTGTTTATGTACAGGCCACGCACGGTTGTTGCGAAAACCGAGGCATCATGGCACACTCTAGTCTAACACAGACAACTGTACTTAAAGGTAGTTTTGCTACCGACTCTGGAACCAAGAAAGAGTTTATGGACAATATCAAACTACAACAGGACTTTGCTCCTAGATGATACCAAAAAGTTGGCGTATTGCTTTTTTTAACTGGCTCGGTGCAGGCAAAATAACATTAACCGTAGATAAACCACAGGAATACTCAATGGCAAATACATACACAATAGGTGGCGGCGGAGCTGGTATGGGCGGATTAACTATTAATCCATCAACCCCGCAGAACAGTCAAACTTTAACTATTAAGATTACCCCAGCCAATGGTGGTACTATTGTTCAAATGCAAACAAGTGATTATGGCAATGGAGAGTTGCATATTATTCCCGACGGTACCGACTTTGATCGGGAGTTAGGTAAGATCATTACTATGAGCAAGTTAAAATCATGATAGCACAAACATTATCTACGCTCACCGGGGAAATTGCCGGACTATGGGCCTGGATTGTTGGTATCATTGCCGGCTGGGGGTTGACTTTTACGGCTGTTGTTGCAGGCATTGTGTATGCTCACATTCGTATTAATCAACTTAAACGAGAATTGTACAATACTCGAAATCAATTTGTTACAGAAACACGCGATTTAAGTTTACGCATTAGAGACACAGAGAAGTGATTAAAGGTATTACTCCCGCTAGTCAATATATAGATGTCCAAGGGGGACAACCCGGAAGTATCTATGTTAATCTATCAAGTGTAAATCCTGGAACAGGCACAGTACGTTTTAATGGTCAAGACATGGAAGTATTCGATGGTACCATTTGGCAAAAGATTATGAATAATTATGCCAGCATTGGTTTAAATCAGCAAGCTATAGAAATGTTAAACTGGGTACGTGAAAAAATGAACGAAGAAGCTAAGTTAGAAAAACTTGCTCAAGAGAATCCTGCTATTGCAGATGCTGTAGCAAAATATCGAGCAGCAGAAGAACAACTTAAAGTAGTTTTAACACTAACAGATAAGGCGTAATATGTTTAAATGGTTAGAGCGGTTAGGACGTAAACGTATTGTCATGGATCGTGTAAACAATGAACCTTACCTGGAGAGATACTATGTTTTCCTTAAAGACCGAAAGTCATTCCCGTTTAATATTTTTATTCACAAGTTTCTCAAATCAGACCCCGATGATTTGCACGATCATCCTTGGAGCTATTTTACTCTTATCCTAAAGGGAGGTTACTGGGAGTGGGTACCTGGTCAAGTATTTGAGGATGGCTCATTTAATTGTACTGTACGCAAATGGCGTGGTCCAGGACATTTCCGAGTTTGCGGTGCTCGGAGTCTACACCGTATTGAACTTAAAGAAGGTGTTACTTGTTGGACCGTCTTTATGCCGTTTCGTAAAGTTCGAGAGTGGGGATTTATTACAAAAGGTCGTTGGGTACAATGGGAAGAATATTTAACAAGGAGATTATTTAAATGAAACTGGGAGAATTAGCCACTATAGTTATTTTTGCAATCATTTTGGTTGCATTTATCGTATATCAACACGGACATTTTGTTAAATGAGTAGAAAAGTATTTTACAAAGAAGCAACCGTTAAAGGTTGGGTACACGAAATTATTCGTAGTATGGCCACTGATGGATGGCGCCCCGACTACATTGTAGGCCTTACACGTGGTGGATTAGTTCCTGCTAATATGCTTAGTCAATATTTAGATGTACCTATGCACACTCTCAAAGTTAGTTTCCGAGATGATAATCACGGTCCAGAATCTAACTTGTGGATGGCAGAAGATGCATTCGGCTGGATTGATGGTAGTTATAAAGCTCTAGGTGGCGATGGTGCATTTGATTTTTCCATGCATGCCAAAAATATTCTTGTTGTAGATGATATCAATGATACAGGTGCTACCCTTAACTGGATTCGAGAAGATTGGAAAAGTAGTTGCTTACCAGATAACTCACGTTGGGAAAATGTATTTGGTAATAATGTACGTTTTGCTGTATTAATCAATAACGAAGCAAGTGAATTTACAGATGTAGACTATGTAGGTCTAAATATCAATAAACTTGAGGAACCAATTTGGTGTGTGTTTCCCTGGGAAGAGTGGTGGATCTAATTGATTATTGAATTGATTGGTACTTGGCTCATTGTTGGATTTTTCAGTGCTATCGGATGGAATGTAGCCGACGAAACGGTTAATAAACCATACCTCGACCCATACATTGCCAAAAAAATGGGAACCGATGCTAAAGTAGCAACACCACCAAATGAACAAGATAAATAGTTATATCCCCAAAATCAGCGGCCTTTCGGCGTCATCCCGCTTTACAAATTCTGCCGCCTATGCTATAATTAACATAGGAGAATTAAATGGCAAACCAATCTAGGCAGTACAAGTACACAAGTACAAAAGAATATCACGACGCATTTCCTTGCGCTTATCGCCAATGGCGAGCTGATAGTCACTGTAACTTAATTCATGGCTATAGTTTTAGCATGAAATTTTACTTTGGCACAGATGACTTGGATGTGCGTAACTGGGCAGCCGACTACGGCGGGCTTAAAGAGCTAAAGACGGTATTAGAAAGTCAATTTGATCATACATTGCTAGTAGCAGAAGATGATCCTGAACTTGAAACCTACAAGTTGTTACAAGCAAAGAATCTAGCTAAACTAACTATCCTTCCTAAGTTAGGTTGCGAAGGCCTAGCTGATCAATTATACAAATATGTTAACGGAGTTTACATTCCAGATATGTGGGGTCAAGCAGAAGCTGACCGCTTATGGTGCTATCGTGTAGAAGTACGTGAAACACAGAGCAACATGGCATTCCGTGAAGGACATCGTGAATGGAACGAGGACCTCTTTGAATAAGGTTGAAGAAATCTTAGACATAC